AATATTGGCGGTATCGACCATGCCGGGATTGTTGGCCGGATCGGTCCAGAAATTGAGATGCGCCTCCAGGAAGCGGCGCTGGATCAGGTCGTCGCGCGCGCCCGACGAGAAATAGGGCGCGGCGCTTTCGCTGGACTTGGGATCGAAGAAGACATTGGGCTGGTTGGCGCCCTTGTCTATGGCGGGGCAGCCCAGCTCGGTGAACCAGACCGGCTTGGACCCAGCGGTCCAGGCGGTGGGCGCGGGGCTTTCGCTGCCGTCCACGCGGTCATAATGGGCATTGCTCCACCAGTTCCACAGATCCTTGGCGCGCCACACAAACGGCTTGTCCAGGCTGTCGGTGATGGGGGTGCGGACCTGCGCCGCGCGGTCGGCATCGCTGGCGTAATACCAGTCGTAATCCTCGCCGCCTTGGATGTTGCCTGCCAGATAGGCGGGATCGTAAGGCGAAGCCGCGATGGCGGCGTCCAGATGGGCATCGCCGTCACGCCAGTCGGCCAGCGGCAGGTAATTGTCCACGCCGATGAAATCGATATTGGCGTCGGACCATAGCGGGTCCAGGTTGAACTGCACCGCCCCCGCCGCATCGCCGGTCTGGTGGCTGGCATATTCCGACCAGTCCGCGCCATACCCGATCATCGCGCCCGGCAGCACGCTTTTCACATCACCCGCCAATGTCTTCAGCGCCGCCACCGCCGGATAGCTGGTCGCATCGCTGCGCATCCGCGTCAGGCCGCGCAGTTCCGAGCCGATCAGAAAGCCGTCCACCCCGCCCGCCGCCGCGCACAGATGGGCGTAATGCAGCACCATGAGCCGCCAGCCCCAATCGTCGCCGCCGGTCCAGGACACAGTTGTGCCGCTGACGCTGAAATCGCCGACCGCCGCGCCGCCAAAGAAATGCGCGCTCGCCGTGGCCGCCGCGGACGTCTTGTCGTCGGCCGCCGGACAGATGATGCGCCCGCGCCAGGGATAGGCGGGCTGGGAGCTCGCGCCGGTGGCGGGATCGGTCAGGGTGTTGCCCGGCGCGACGTCCAGGAACAGGAACGGATTGAACAGCACCCGCAGGCCGCGCGCCTTCAGATCGGTGATCGCCTGCACCACCGCGGCGTCCGACGGCGTGCCGCCATAGGCAGGCCGCCCGTCGCGGCGGCTGACCAGATGGGCGTCGGCGCGCGCCACGCCACCCACGCTCCACACCTGCGGATAGGTGGTCTTGACGCCGTCTTCCACCCCGGGACGGATTTGAATCGACCCGGCGCGCAGATCGTCGCCGAACCAGCCCACCACCAGCGACACCGCGCCGAGATTGGGCGCCTGGGCCACAAGATCGTCCAGCGATGCGTTAAGATCGGCCACGCCCTGCGCGGCATGGACATTCTGCGCCACCCCGCCGCCATTGCCGTCATCGGTGAAGACCGGCTCATCGGCGAGGACGAACTCGCCCGCGCCGGGGATCAGCGCCACACCCGCCAGCCGGTTCTCCAGTCTTTGCGGATTGGCCGCCGACAGGCTGCGCCACACTTCGAACTGCAATTGGGGAATGCGATTGGCGAAATCGGCCAGCGCCATGTCCTCGAACACGACATGGCAAAGCCCGCGCCAGGCCGGGCTGTTGTCCGCGCCTTCGGTTACCACAATGGCGGGATCGGCGTCCTGGTCCTGCGTGCCGCGATAAAAACGGTAGGTGTAGCGCGACAGGTCCAGCAGATTGCCGTTGGCCCACACCCGTCCCAGCCGCGTCGCCTCGCCCGCGCACAGCCCGACCGCAAAGGAAATCGAATAGCTGTAGTCGGTCTGGTTGACCGTGGTGGGCGCGCCCTTGCCGCCGCTGCTGGTGGAAGTGGTGGTGGCGGTCTCCTTGAAGCGGGTCGCCCAGATCAACTGTCCGGCCAGGCGCATGCGCCCGAACAGGCGCGGAATGGGCGCGCCTTCGGTGGAAGAGGTGATGTTGACGTCGGAGAGGCGCGGACCGCTGCGGCTGGTGGTGCGGCCGGGCGTCAGGGCGGCGTCAATCTCCAGCCCCGCCAGCGCGCCCAGCGCGCCGCCGAGCTGCGCGCCGGTGAGCAGCCCGCCCAGCACGGAACCGCCCAAGAGCGATCCGCCCAGCGCGGAGCCGGCGACGCCCAACACAAGAGAAGCCATATCAGTTACATCCGGAATGCATAAGCCAGGCGGGCGCGCCAGAAGGACGAGAAGGCTTCCTCCCGGACGCTGCGATTCTGGCAGGCGTGAATCAGGGTCAACGCATCGCCCGACGCCGCGACAATGCCGCAATGTTTTGCAGGCGTGTGCCGCGCCATGCGCAGCAGCGCAACATCGCCGGGCGCGATCTGGCCGGGCGTGACTTGCGTCAGGTGCCGCGCCAGCGCGTCCCGCAGGCTTTCCGTTCCGCTGGCTTCGGACCAGTCGGCGGTATAGGGCGGCATGTCTTCGGGTTCTTCGCCGTGCAGCGCGCGCCACACCCCGCGCAGCAGGCCCAGGCAATCGCATCCCGCGCCCTTGACGCTGGCCTGGTGGCGATAGGGCGTGCCGATCCAGCTTCGCGCCGCGCTTATTATCTCCAAGGGGGCGATGTCAGTTGCCATATCGGCTGCCACCATCCATCGGCTGGTTCGCGGCCGGCGAGGCCAGCACCGCGTCATTGCCCGGCATATAGGGAAAGCCGCGAAAGTTGGCGCTGTTGGCGAAACGGTCGCGGCAGGTGGAAAACTGCTTGTCGCAGCCGGGCGTGACGGTGAAGCCATCGCCCACCGCAACCGGCTGGCTCATCGCCTGCCACAATTCGAGGGTGACAATGCCGCCGCTTTGGGCATGGCGCTTGACTTCGCCGCTACGGCCCGCATTGGCGCCCGTGGTGAAAACAAGCTTGCCGCCGGTGAAATCGCCCGAGGCGCACCCATCCAGTCCGCTGACGGTGAAGCGCCGCGCATCCGCCGCCGCCGTCACCGCGCCGCCGACCGGCGTGATCGTCAAAGTACAGCGCGTGTCGCCCAGATCGGCGTCGCACAACCGTCCGAAGGCGCGGCCCACCGGCTGGTTCAGCGCCTGGGCCAGGCCGCGCACCTCGGTGCTGAAGGCGCTGCCCTGGCGCGTCACCTCGCCCAGCGAACCGCTGCGCATCAAGACCCGCTGGCTGACGGTGTTCCAGTTCACCCGCCAGATCTCGATTGCGGCGCCGTCATACAGTCCAGCGGCCAGGTCGTCCTCATTCAGGGTCGCCGCCGACAGCGCCCCGGTGACCGACAGATTATCCACCGCCAGGCCCAGCGAGGACTGCACCTCGCTGGCGGTGAAGCCGGATGCCGCCTGATAGGTCACGCCGTCGAAAGTCACCGCCAGGTCATGGTCGGTGAAGCCCTGCACCACCGCGTCGCGGCGGGTCAGCTTCCAGCACCAGCACAAGCTGGTGGCGCCCGATTCCAGATGATCCTGCAAGCCGTCGGGCAGGGTCTTCACAGCAGCACCTCCACCAGCGGCACGCCGGGAATTTCCCCGGCGGCGAAGCTGGCCAGGTTGACCGACAGCGAGTCGCTGTCAAAGCGCACCGGCGTGTCGAAGCTGAAACCGGCGGTGATGGCGGCGCCATCGGCAGGCGCGGTTTCGAATGTCACCAGCCCGGACGTGGTATCCAGCGTGAAGGCGTCGGTCTCGCTGCCCGCCACCGCCAGCCGCACGCTGCCATCCACCGGCTTTTGAATCGCCCGTGTCCAGCTTCCCGCGCCGGAAGCATAGGTCTTGGTCAGTTGAAAGACGGCGGTCACGCCGTCACCGCTGGCGATGGTCTGGTCCAGCACCGTCGGGGTGCCGCTGGGGGCGCAGGACTTGTTGTCGGTGAAGTCGCAAAAGCGGAAGCCATAAAGCCGCCCGCGCCGCGCCTCGAAGAAAGCGATCACGGTGTTGAGATCATCCAGGGTGCGTACGCCGGAGCCGACGTCAAAGCTGCGCCGCGATCCCGCCCACACCGCGTTGCGCTCTTCATAGCCCGAACCCAAAGTGACGATCTCGGTCTTCCTCACCGGCCCGCCGGCGGAATGAAAAGCGATGGCCAGCGGAAAGCGGACCTCATGAAAATTGCTCATAGATTCCGATTTCCCTGCGCCACCGCCCGCGCCAGCAGCGCCGCGACCTGGCTGCGCGATTTCTGGAATGACACCGCATCCGGCGTGGTGATGTTGACCGTCACATTCGCGCCCCGCGACGAGACTTGCGCGCCCGGTATGATCTCGCCCGCGCCTGATGGGGTGAACAGCTCCGGCCCATGCTCGCCCACCAGGTAACTTGCCCCCGGCGCCACCGGGCCGCCCGCCGCCCTTGCCCCCGCCACCGGCAGCAGGGCGCTGGCCAGCGAGGCGACGATGCCTTCCACCGGCTTGACGATGAACTGGCTGGCGGCGATGCGGTCGAAATCGGCCAGCACCGCGGCGGTCAGTTGCGCAATCGAATCCCGCCCTGATATGGCGGCGCGCGAAATGGTGCTGGCGACGGAATTGAAGCTGCGGGTCACCGCCGCCTCTATTGCCGAGGTCGCGCCCGCAACCGGCCCGTTGGCAAAACTGTTGAGCGCATTGGCGGCAGAGGACAGGGGGTCAACGGGGTCAGCCATCGGGAAATTCTCGCATCAGATGTTCAAGAT